GCCCCTGAAAGCCCCCTCCTTCTGGTGCAAAAAAGGCCTGCTCGGCACCCTCTTGCGTAAGGGGCGGAGGAGCCGCCTCCCGCAAAGCTTTTTCCCTGTTCATTTTCTGCTGTAGCAGCTGCAATTCCGTGGGCGGAGGAGCAGGTTGCTGATAATCCGTATACTGCTGCGTGGTCGGCCCCGTTCCCGCCTCGAAGTAGGGCTTAGGGTCCAAACCGCGTTCCTGCATGTATGATTGGATCGCGTCTGGGGCTAACCGAGAAGGGTCGTTGAAGAACTTCTGGACCCCACCCCTGCCGAGTCTCGGATTGTTCATCTCGTCCAACAGGAACTGCTGCACACCACCGGACAATCTTCTGAGTTGTTCCTTGTGTGAGCCGCTCAGTTGAAGTTGTTGGGCCAGTTCGTCAAAGGTCATCTTCAATTACCCCTTTAGTTCAAGTACCTCAGCCAAGATCCTTTATGCTGATAGTAACAGGCTCACCACTCTGGATCGCATCTGCGATTACGGGATAGATTCGTTTGTAGGCAGACTTGGACTGAGAAACGTGTCCAGACGAAATAACATTATTATTGGGGGTGTCGCCAACCAGAATACATCCCTCCGTATCGTCCTCATCGTTACCTATGTGAATGTAAATCCACTGGAACCCAGGAACACCTACAACCCAGAGCATCCCGGCGTGCATGTCTGGGAAGCGTGTTTTATAGCGCGGATGAATCGAACCTTCCGTCCTAAGTTTTACGACATAGATCCCTGATGGTATTCGCGTGTCTCCAGGGATTTTAATAAAGTTACGAGTATCCTCTATCGTGTAACACTGAAACTGACCATTCATGTAAAACGCGCCGATGGTCGTTTTGCTTTGCGTGGAAAGCCTTAGAACTTCAACGTGCATGAGTGTTATTCATTTCATCACCAGCTTGTGGGCAATCGTTAGGAGTATCCAGATGAAGGCACTCGCGTAGATGAGTACCTGCCAGCCCTGAGATAGCTGGCCCAGAAATATGATAACATCGGCCAGGAACTCGGGGATTAAAAACAGGATCTCCGGGTCCTCGATGACCCGCTCGGCAATCTTCTCGCCGATGAAAGTCAAGGTCGCGCCGAAGATGGACGAGGCCCCAAAGAGACGGTTCGCACCTTTCGCCGCCACCTTCTTTACGGAGATTTTCTTCCGCTTCGGCTCCTTCGTCGGCTTCTTCGGCCTCTCCAGGCCGCGCCTCTCTCTCCACCGATCCTGATGCTTCTTGCGGTGTAAGTTGTTCAAGTCGAACTGGTTCATTCATAAACTCTATGGAATACTTCCTGAACATCGTCAATCTCTCTTGAAGTCCTTGATTGCTCCAATTATAGGAGCAGTAACCTTTTCTGCCGATCTCCCGACAACATAACCTCCAAGCCCCAGCTGTAAGAGAGTCCAGGCCTGATCTGCCAATCTATTCACCAGCCACCCGAAAGAATCACAGACTACCAGCAACAGGAACACCATCATCGTTATCGGTCTCCAGTTACGTTGTAACCAGGACTTCCCGGTAGCTTCCGCTGTTACAATCTTGGACTGAGACTCAACCAGGGATTTTTCATATTCAAGCATCCCCGACATAACCTGGGTCTGTAATGCCGTAAACTCATTTTTCAGCTGAAGCTTTTCTTCTTCCGATGTGTGAACTGCATCTACGATCTTACCAGCCGCACCAAATAGACCTGTTATCTGACTCAGACCTATCATTAAGCGGCTCTGGAAACTTCGTTTCTGGCCCTCTTGAGCTTCTTCAGTAGCGCGGCTCCACCACCAGCCATCGCTGACCCGGAGATGACATTATCCAGCCAGGGTCGTATCTTGGAGATTGTAACCGCAAAACCCTGCGGTGGCCCGTTCTCGGCAAGTTCTGCACTCGCGATGTCCTCTATCAGCGTGATATCAAATACCACACAGATCAGAACAGCTATCAGGAGCTTGATATCGTCCTCTCGATTATCTGTGGAGAGGATGACACCCGAAACATTCTCGTAGGCGAAACCCACAATAGTTGCGATCAGAACAAATATGGTCACGCTTTCCACTACTTGCTCAAAACCCATATTAATCTCCCTCTCCTGCTGAGATTTTCTCGGTTTTAGTCTTGCCCTCCTGCCCGTTATCATGCAGGGCCAGCAGCATCTCCTTCGCACCTCGCAACGTGCAGATTTGCGGATCATGGTCTGCGAGGACGTTCACTCTCTGCTGTATCTTCTCGTCCAGCTCCTCTATGCTCGGTATCTTGCTCATGCTGCCTCCAGTGCTGCGAGTCTCGCCTCGACCTCCTTGAATGCATTGACCATAATCGGGATGAGTTTGGTCTGACTCATCCCTAGCACGTTAGCCGTTTCCTGCACTTGACCGTCTTCTGGTTCTGGAGGTAACGGTGGGCCGATATTCTGTGTAGTTTCACTTACCAGATAAGGTGCAACCCCTTGCACGGCCTGTGCGGAAAATCCCAATCTCTCCACTCCGTCATCCGGCCCCATCCCGTATCGGCCATTGAACTTGTACTTGATGGGCTGCAACCTAGTCAGCACCGCAAGGCCATCCGTGAAATCGGCAACATCTTTTTTCGAGGATATGTCCGAGAGGCTATGGATCGTACCATCGTTAGTGTATGCATCGCCATTGGTGATGATTTTGAATCGCTCTTGAAGTGCGCTGGGATTGGCAGCATCAGAAACCCATATCGAAAATTGCCCTGGGATTCGGTTTCCACCAACAGTGCCAGTGCACTTGACCTGTATCACAGCGGCGGTAGTCTCCACATCAGTATTATCGGCAGCACTGAAGGAAATGTTTCCGAGTTCATCACCATCTGCAACTGTCGTGAAGGAGCCGGGAGAAGTTCCTCTGGATTTGGCGAACTGCAAATACGGTGCACCTGCGCTGCCGACCCATCGGGAGAGACTCAGAGGTGAACTGCCGTGTATCTGAAGCGGGGATTGAGTACCGTAAACAGGGAGGGACGCAGTGTGTCCAATTAAAACTCTCCCCACAGTATCGATCCGCATCCGCTCCGTAGGTGCCACCGCGCCATCGGCTGTCGTGGAGAAGACCAGCCTCCCCGGCATATCATTTGACCCGGGGGTTCCGTCCACCGCCGCTCCAATACTCGCAGCTACCGAGTTGAGGTCAACCCCATCATCACCCAGGAACTTGATCTCCCCGAGAATGTCACCATCCTCAACAATCGCGTGAGATCCTATGGTGCCATTTCGAGATTTGCCCATATAGTTAATCGGGCCATATGCCGAGTCTGCCCACCTAAACGCTCCGAAGGCGGGATTCCCGGTGTTATGAATCTGTATATGCGGCTCTGAACTTGTTATGCCATCCAGCGCAGTGTGACCGACAACCAACGAGCCTTGCAGGACCGCGAGGTCTTCCGACTGATCCCAAAGTAGATATTTTCCAGAGGTGTCGCCGAACAGCTTGACATCGTGGCCCGTTCCGTCCACGCCAACGTCCAGGCCACCCACAAGTGCGAGCTTACTTGAAGAGTGCGTGACGGTGACATTTGCTGAATTGAAGTCTAAAACGGTACCACTAGGCAGATTGACCGTAGTAGCTAACACAGTCAGATCCTGACCAGTATCTCCAATGTTATCTGTGTAGATATTGGCCCACCTCACGCTAGTAGTACCTAAGTCGTCTGTGCTGTCAGTGTCACTTTTTATGGCGCTGCCTGATGTAATACCAGCCGTTGCCGTAACCAGACCAGTGTTGGTCAATGTCCCAGAGTTTGTGAGCGCCCCAGAAGCATGAGTTACAGTAACATTGCCACCGTCAAAGTTGATGACAGCACCAGAGTCGAGGAACAGGTCAGAGAAGTTAAGTGCGGATGTTCCGAGAGACACATGATCTGTGGTCACAGGAGCAAAGGCCGCACTAGACAGGGTAACCGTCTCCGTGAGTGTTCCTGCCTTAACAACAGACAGTGCTAACTCACCCTCTTCCGCAGTGGTCGCGTCCGAAACACACATCGCATTTATAGAAGCGAACGTGTCCTGGTTGTCTGCATCATCCGGCATCTTGAACGCAACGCCTATCCCGGATGCGTTGTCCGTCATCTGATTGCCGTCTGCCGGGTCCCATTCAATCACCAGGTTGGTCTGAACAGATCCCGCAGCGTTGCCCAGATCAATAATTCTGGCAGCTAAAAAGTCAACAGCCCCGGCACCCCCGAGGTCCGTTGCGGTCGTGCCGTCCAAGATATCAGCGATCGCGTTGGGGTTGGCATCGACCTCTGACCCGTTGATCACATCCCCGGTATCGTCTTTTACCGAGTTATCGGTCATAGAGTCTTTAATCGCGGTACTCATCTACTCCTCCTTTTATGCGGCGATCCTATCTGATCTCATTGACGATCCAATCGTCAAGCCCTGAAGGACAAACCATCTCGAAGACTCGACCAGGATACGCAGGCCGTTGCCTCGGCAAGCTGACGCCAGACGGATTCTCTCTCCTGCGTGACCCTGTCCGCCCCACTGCTCCACACCCCATCCACCCACACCCCATCCACCACCGCCACCCGTAATGGTCAAGGAGGACGAATTCCCGGAGTGTTGCGGTAATCCCCTGCGGAGCAAATTCAACCTCACCACAACATCGTATTCCGCCTCTGTCTGCACCGCCGCAAAGACCCAACCATACTTTTTCATATGGTTCGGCCTTCCCTGCGTGAAGTGTTTCGTGTGAATGATGCCGGAAATCGCTGCCCCGTCCCAATCGGAGGCAGAGGTGACATGCATCTTGTAGACAGACCCTGAATTGTTGCCGACATACTGATTGTAATCAGTATTGTTCTCTACGAAGATGACTCCTGCCGTAAGATTCGTTTTGTTGTGAGTTGTCCACCTCGGTGGCTTTCTTGGCCTGGCCCAGTTGCCGATCACGCCCTCTGAGGGTGTTGTCGCAGAGGCGGTCGGATAATAAGCAGAGTATTCCAGCCGGTCCAGGTTGGCGATGCCCCAAGCGACATCTAACCTGGCGGTGTTCTTCTTGTCCAATATCGGCTTGATCGATCTCGAGATGTTCTTCGCCTCAAATCCAATCGCTGACACGACCGGCACAGCGGCGGCAATCCCGTGTTCGGACATGAACGTCAGATATGATCCGCCCTCAGGTCCGATCTCCTTGATGGTTCTATGGGAAACACACCCAACGGTGGACGATACATTTTTGACGTTGACAACCGTGAAAGAAGCAGTTGGCGCAATTCGGTAAGTAGTTGATCGCTTGAAGACGAACAGGTTGTTTCCGAAGGGGAACAGGCCGGTAATATCTCCATCGTGTCCTCTCGCGACATTGATCGAAAACCCTCCTCCTGCCACAGACCAATCCTCTGCGTCATCTGACTTGCTGGCAAAAAGGGTAGATCCGCTTGCCATCCAGACCCTACCCTGCCATACGACAGGAAAGTTACCGGTGGCTGGAGGGGCAGTACCAGCCAGGTTGACCGCTCCGCTCGTTGTGTCATACATCACCGGTCTGTCAATGCCATTACACAGGATGAGCAGGTTTTTAGCCTGGCTTGCACCAAAGAACATCGTCCCGGACCACCGGGCTGTGGCTGTGGTGCTGTTGCCGGTCGCCCTGGCCCCTGAGACTACCGCCCACGACGTTCCGTATTGATAGATTTTGCCGTCAGACGATGTCCCAAGGAGCTTGTCTCCGTTGTTGTAGTCGAATAGGCCCGTGACGACACCCCCGAGGGCGTTTACGGCACCAAGCCGGGTTGCTCCCCTCATCGTCTGGGGGTTATCGGATTCCCGGTAGTAGACC